AACGCTTTCTTTGCTGAAGCAAACCGAGTGCTCATCTAATACCCCCCATACGAGGTACAAAACGTACTGGGGCTTTTTCCCGATCTTCTTCTGCGGCTAACCTAAACTGCTCTTCGTATGTAGCTTTTAGCATGTCGATACGTGGCGCCAACTCTGGAACCTTCATAGCGATGTTGTATGCCAACCCAGCCACAAGACAGGGGAGAAAACGGAAGTTCATATCTGCCGTCTGAGCACCGGCGCCAGCATCTTCTACACGGCGCAAACGCCAGTAAACTAGCGTGTAATCATCGCTTTCCGGGACAGGCCATACATTGACACGCGGGTTGTCGCGCAGGCGTTCGATCCAGAGCTGGATAGGGCGCCCAGTGTTTGTCTTGTTTGGGATAGAAGCGTACGTACTAACACTGATCCGCGATATGGTCAGGTCCTGTTGTGTTGTACCACTTCCTGTACGCACAACCTGCTCAAGCAGATCAATAGTATCTGCCGGGAGGTCATACTGGCCTACGCCTTGTGTCAGGCTGACAGTACCCTCGTCGATGGTCCACAGGTTAATGCCGCGGTTCTGCCACTCAATAGTCATTAAGTTCATAGAACGACGTGCGGTGCGAAGGTCGTACCCAGAACGCATCTCACGGCCCGCACGTTCCCATGCTTCTTCGGCGATTTCCGTGAAGTCCATGTTAAACGCTGTGGTGCCTGATGTTGTCATTTCTTAGTCTTCCGTTTTGCAGGAGAGACCCGCCGTGGTTTACCCGCAGGTTGCCCTAATCGTTTTTTCTCGGTGATTTTCTTACGCTTTTCCGACGTACTCATCTCACCGCTGGTCTTCGGGGTTTTGCTGGACACCTTCTTCGTAGGTCTACAGTACGGCGTGCCCCGCTTCTCACCTTCTTCGCGTCCGCAAGCCTTGCCAGTGCGCACGTCTTTCCAGTCCTCTTTGAACCAGCGTTTAAGTGCTGCACCTTTCTTTGTCTTGCGAACCGCCATTACTTATTACCCCAGTTTTTAGCGCCGACTTTACGGCACTTAGCGATAGCCCCGGAAGCATAGGCGGACGGGAAAACTTTATAGCGAGACTTGACCTTGCTATAACAGGCGTCTTTCACCGACCCGCCTTTTTTGTAGCCCTTAGAGCAACCACAACTATCTTGGCGATAGTACCGACGCATTATGAGCCTTTCATTTTTACCATTTTGCAGGGGCGCACTGAACCACCGCGAGCCATGCCGCACCCGCGAACTTTACCGCCAGCTTTCATGCCAGTAAGACGCTTAACGCCCTCTGCGCCATAGTTTTCCATTGGGTCAATGCCGCGTGTGCCTTGGCTTCCGGGAGTGTTGCCAATCATCTCAGGACGCATTTTTGGGCGCATGGACTTCTTAGGAGCACCGCCGCGCTCAGACATCATCTCTTCCATGTCTTTGGGGCGCATTTTGGGGCGCATGGACTTCTTAGGAGCACCGCCAGATTTATACTTCTTCATCATTGTTCTGTTTCCTTGCAGTTGAGTTTGCATTTGAGCGCGAGAGATAGCCACCTAACAGTTCCACTTCCGTAGACTCTTATTAATACGGCTATCTGGGTCATTCGCGGTCTTGGAGCTAGTATTCTTGGCCTTCATACCCTTCATACGGGCGCAGAATGATTTACGGCGGTTACCGTCCTTGGTTCCCGCTTTCGCGTTGGGGGCAGGTGGCTTCAGATTCATACCCTGCTTCTTAGCAGAAGCGCGCCCCTTAGCATTCAAACCCCCTTCTGGGTCCTTACCCTCTTTGCGTGTCCACGCGGGTGACTTTTTTACTGAGCCACCCTTTTTGTAATAACACCGCATGAGGTTATCCTAGCTGTAAAATACTGTCATGGCGCTGATGTTGGTCATAGCCGTGATAAGTACGTCATTCTGACACCGGAGACCCCAGTCTGGAATGTTTACCGAGTGTGAGTCTGAAGCAAGGAAGTCTAGGTCAAGAACAGTCCGACCACCAGAACCATCAGTGATAGTAAGGCGTCCTGCGCCACCTGCGGTAGTCAACACCTGAACCTGACGGATTCGTGCGGGGCCAACACCAAGAGAGGCGGCAGTAGTGACTCGTTTTGACTGTACGTCTGAATTAGCCATCCGTTATCCCTTCTTTTTTGAAGGACGGCCACGCTTCTTAGCAGGTTTTGTTTCCCACGCCTCATTCACATCAGGTGTAGAAGGGTCGTCTGCTTTTAGCGTACCATCATCATTTCGAGCGCGAACTGGAACTGTCTTGATAGGAGACCCATCAGGATATAATCCTCGACGTGCTAGCTCTTCCGCAGAAGCTGGTTTGAATCTACTCATAACCTAGCTCCTTACGCTGCTGCGATTGTAGCACCTGTGTCTGAACGCTTCCAGTCTGTGCCATTAGAGAAGGCCAAGATTGCAGCGCCAGCAGCGCCATTTGAAACGTAAATCAGAGCGCCAGCAATGCTTGCAGCGGAAGGTGCAGTAGCAACTGTGTATGTTGGAACTTGAACCAGACCGACTACGTCGCCTGTAACGTCACCTGTAATATCGCCTGTGAATCCGTTCGTGGACACTACTGGTCCCGAAAAAGTCGTTGTACCCATGAGAATCTCCTGTCGGGGTAAGTGTCAGCGGCCCAATGCCACTGTCAGGGATAATAACAAAATACACCAAAACAAAATAAAAAGAAAGGGGCTACCGAAGTAGCCCCCCTCAATTCACACGGAACCCGCATGAGGGAGCATACTAGGCTCCGGGTGAACCAAAGATACCAAGCGGATCAGACACACCGAACGAGTAACGTTCGCGCGCTTTATAGCGGCTGTTACCTGTGTCGAAGTCTGCGTCCATTGAAGTAGCCATTGGAGCACGTGTGAAGTGCTTCAGACCGTTAGGAATATCTGTCATCAAGAACCAAGCATTGGTGTCTGTCAGATAGTGGTTAACGGTGTAGCCTTCAGGGATCGACCCGTTGCTGCGGAGTGCGTTCAGGTCGTTATCGGCGGTACCGACACGGCCTTCTGTCTCCAACAAGCGTGTTGCCACGAACTGCAGTGCAGGCGGAATAACCAACTTACGCGGCTGAGCAGCGATAAGCAAGCCACGCTCGTCAGTCCACTGGCTGATCTGAATAACGGCGGCTTCAAGCGAAGTCTCGTTAAGGTCAGAAGCGACTGTTGGGCGGTTCGAGTTAGTTCCGCCAGACACGAGTGGGTGGTCCGTTGCACAAAGCGCTTTACCGTCACCGTATGTGGTACCGGCAGCAAACGCATTGTTCAGGATCGAAGCGGCTTTAACCTGCTTGGTATACGCCATAGCACGAGCCAACGCTTTCGTATAACGAGCTGACAGAGAGTCATACAGGTTATCCTCGATAGCTTCCTCAGTGATTGAGAAGCCCATCGCGACGGTTTCGTGTGTATAGCGAGCAGTCCATGCTTCTTGAGCATTGTCATACTCAATTGCAGAACCTTCACCTTTAACAGGCGCTGCTGAAAAACCGGATAATTTGGTTTCCTCTTCAAATGACCGGTCTGACGACTCGGTTTCGAAGATTTCAGCGTGCTCTTCGCCATATTTTGCGTACTCCATGCCGAACAGAGCGTTCAGTCCGGGAAGGAGTTCTTTAAGTAGCTGGGCGCGTGAAATAGCCATGTTACATCACTCCTTATACGCCAGTCGTGTTGTTATACTGGTGACCTGCGTTCCATTTAACGTAGGCCTCAGTGTAACCACCCGAGCTGTTTTTCGTTTCCTCGACCAGACCAACGATGCGGAAAGGCAGAGTGTTTGTTGTTGCAGACGTATCGGAGATCGCGCCACGGGAGTTACCCGAAGTAGAATCACCTGTGTTGTCTACACCAGCGACGTTCGCACCGATGTCTGTCAGAGCCAAGTCACCGATAGTTGTACCCGAAGATACGACGGCGGCTTTGAACAACAGGTCAGTTGCGTCTGCAACGTAGGCGACGATGTCGTCTGCTGCAGTGTTCGCTGGGAATTGTTGGCTGTACAATTCATAACCCAAGTTTGGATCAGTGTATTTGCAGCCCATGAAGACACCAACAGGTGTCATTGCGGCGTCAAACGCATCGCGCTCGACAGTACCACCGGTGACAATTTTCACGGCATCCCCGAAGAAAATTGTAGTGTCATAGCCACTAGCAATCTTCATCGAACGATATACACCACCTACAAAAGGGGTCCCGCTCAACAGTTTCACCGGAACCAGACCGTAAGGTCCGCTAACAGTAGGATAAGCCATCTTTAGCTCCTATTAAGTTCCGTTACCAAATGTGACCTTCGTTTTACGCTCGTTAAAGAGCGGCATACGAGGATCGTTCTCACGCATGAAGTTGTTGTCCACCGAGTGCATCTGAGACTTAGTTTGAGTATCGTAGTATTCCGTACGCTCCTCAACCAACTCTGTAGGTGCCTTACACAGCATAAGCCCACCAATCACCACGTTATCAGCAAACCGATCGTTTTCGATTGTAACCATGGTAATTTCTGGGTGATCTGCCGCTTTCACGGGTTCCCAACCTTCACGCAGTTTCGAAGAAACGTTAGTGGCGTCGGCTTGACCTTGAGTGCTTACGCGAACCCAGTGATATGCGTACCCATCTTCAGGAGTCGGCGATGGAAGTGTTTCCGGGCGCTGCCAGCTCCGTTTACGGACGTTTTTATCGCGAGTCTCAAGCTCACGGTTGATACGATTCTCAGCCATTTTGTTTCCTCATGTCTAATGCAACCTGTTTGGCGTACTGTTGCGGGGTAAGTCCAAGCCTCTTCGCGATCTGCACTTGGGTTCTTGTTAGTGTCACCTTCTTCGGCGCAGTACTGCGCGTTGCTGGTGCCACAACCTGTGCTTTACGCTTCGGCTCCGGGGCCACCTCGACTTCTGTTTCGTCTCCCTCGAACTGATCTGGGAAGACCTGACGCATACGAGAATTAATCTTCTCGTAGTATTCACTCTCTTGAGGGCTGATGCCCTCTTTGACGAGTTTGTTATGCAGCCCCAGCGCAAAACTCGTCATCTCATCGTCTGATCCGAACCAAGGATTATCAGTTTTCCAATCCAAGGCCCGCTTGTCGACCTGTGGAGCCGGGGCGGGTGTAGATGCTTCTGGTGCCGATTGTACAGGCGTTTCGTCTTCCTGTAAAGTTGGTACCTTGATGTTTGATAGCCTATCGAGCTTAGACTTAGCATCGGAGAGCTTTTCTTGCGCTTCGAGCACAGCGTCTGCGTCTCCAGAGTCATAGGCGGTTTTATATGCAGTTTTAGCAGAACTTAGCTGCGTCTCTGCATTTTTCTTTGCCTGTGCGACAAGAGCCGTTTGACTCTTTGTGCTACTTGTTTTGAGTTTTTTATTCTCTTCCAGTAGCTGCTGAGTGACGCGCTCCAGTTCTTCTCTAGCGCGTAGTGCCTCTTCTTTTGCCCGCCGTTCGTCATGGTACCCCTTGCTGAAGTGCTTGATGCGTTTGCGAACTTTGTCAGAATAATCTTCCAGCTCTTCATCAGTAACTTCTTCAGGTGGGTCGGAGGGCTTCCGGCCACGATCTGCTTTCGGCGTATCGTCAACAACGTCCACGTCAAAATCGTCGTCATCGTCAGGTGCGGGATTCTTAGCCTTTGTCTTTGGCGTATCTTCCACGTCTACTTCGATGTCGTCCTTCTTAGCTTTGCCAGAACGATTCATTGGCTCCGCAGATGAGGGTTCAATCTCAATATCCACTGTGTCTTCCTGATCGTCAGGAAATTCGTATTCTACTTTTTGAAACGGCATTGTGCATCTCCCTATGCGCGTGTGATACCCCGAGGATCAGCCACGACTGCCTCAATCGAATCGTCATTCATCAAACGATACTCAGTACCCCCAATAGTAAACCGAGTGCCTGAGTTCATGCGGAACATCACATAATCACCTTGTTTACACCAAGGGCCATCAGGGAACCTTGCTTCATCCCCATAGGCATCATTACCCATATCCACGACCAAACCAATGATAGACATGATGTGGTCTCTGCCACGTTCAGAGTCGGTTTTGAGGATACTTGTCCCCTCATAAGTGTCCGCGACCTGCGGCAAAGCGATGAGCAGGCGGTACCCAACTGGTTTTGGCAGTTGCGCCTCAAACTCGGTTTCTTCGTTTATTTTTACTGCTGCTTCAGTCATCGTTGTCATCCATATAGTTGCGCGAGAGGTCTTCGATGTAAGATTTGCTGGCTTCGAGACCCCGAATTAAGCCAACAACTTCCCTATACTCGGCGTAGTCTTTAGGAGACCCCCCGGATAGAAAACGCTGTGCAGACGAGATTTGCTCGTCGATGTTATTTGTAAGCACGTCAAAGACGGTTTTTGCCATAGGTTATTTACCCTCTCCTCTAGGTTTTTGCTGTGTCAATTTCGCCATTTCTACGGCGGTCTTGACTTGCGCCTCGCGGCGCGCCCGGTCCATCTCCACACCTTTTACTTCGGCGTCGATGGCGAGTTCAGTTTTGTCTACGTTAAGCTCTTCAGCCTTAATCATAGCATCTGCGGCGGCTTTCGCTTTCTGCAGTTTAAGTTGCTCATTGCGCAACGCAGCGTCTGTTTGGTCTTTCTGGGACTTACGCTGTACTTCCTGCGCTTTGATCTGGAGCTCGGCCTGCTGCATCTGGATGAGTGGGTCTTTAGCCTGCTCTTGCGCTTTTTTCTGCGCAGCTTGCTGCTGATGTGCCTGCGTAAGCTGTTTACCAGCATCAGCAACCAGACGTGACAGTTGAACTTCGACTTCTTCCGGCATCTCTTCGTTTGGAGCTGGTAGAGGCGCGCCAAGACGTTCTTCGATCTGCTGGCGATACTGGAAGCCAAGGTGTTCGGCGATGTGCGCCTGCAAGGAAGCAAGAATCTGCTTTGCCTGCGGGTTTTGCCCGATCATCTGGGCGATCATGGGGTCCTGCAGGAACGCTGTATGCGTAGCAATGTGCGCTTCGTGGTCCTGATAGATAAACGCTTTCATCGGCTTGCCGATCAACGCGTCCATGTTCTCGCTGATTGGGTCTGTAGGCTTCGCATCTTCGCGGGTTGGGACAATCTTATCCGCGTTCTTGATCCCCAAGACCTCCATCATCTCACGATGCAGCATAGGCAGATCATAAATCTGAGGCGCCTGCTGAGCCATCTGGAGCACTGCTTGGTACTGGACCACCCGCTGCGCCATTGTAGAGCTGTTAGGATCGCTGACAGGGATTACATCCACCATCATATAGTCCATCTGACGAGCACTCACCTCGCCTCTCTCAGGCACGTAGGAGTACTCTGTGGGGGCGTGCTCGGCGATAATAGCCTTGAGGAGCTTAAACTCCTGCTTCATCGCGTAGTGGACGCGTGCTTGGACCGCTGCCATCGGCTTCAGGGTACGCTCGAGCAGTGCCAGTGTGGTACCAACAGGCGCGTTTGCCGACATATCCGAGATATTCAGGTCAGAGATAGCCCCGAGGCGGCGTCCTTCCTGTGTAATACGGTCTAACAACGTAAGGAGTGTTTGAGACGGCTCTTTGTACGGCAGCGTCATGATATTATCACGAATGCTACCAGATGGAACGTCTACATCCTTAAACTCACCCGGCTCGATAGGCGAATCATCGCCTTTGATGCGCAAACCACGTGTTTTCAAGCCTCCCGGTAGGTTCGACAGTGTGCCTGCGTCCACCAACTGGCGGATAAGGGCTGTTCCTGCGCGAGAATACCCCCCGATGATGTGAATCAGACCCAAACCATAGAAGCCAAAGCCCGGAACATAGGGATAATGCACGAAGAATTGGTTTTTTAGGCGTAGTGTGTCTTCTTCGTCATAGTTACGGCGTACCGCGAGGACCTCACCTGACCCGCGCTCAATCGTAACGACGTATGGCTTAGGCAATTCGTCCTCATCGTCGACTCCGGGGACGTTCATCTCCACATGACACTCGTATAGAGCGTACCGATTGTCGTCAGTTAGGTTAAATCCACCCTCTTCAGCCTTCTTCTCTTCAATATCGGAGTGGTAAGGGACAGGATCACCCAAATCTACGTCGCGGTAGAACCCACCAGCCTGCAGTTTAGCCATCTCGTTCTTAGTTTTACGCATAACATGCGTAACGCGCTCGGCTGTCTCTAGGTGACTGGCGCCATACGGCACAATCACGTCCTCTGCGGGGATGTAGATAGACACTTGACGGCCCATATTCGGGTCGAAGTACACTTTTTTGAACGCGGAACCGGCCAAACCAAGGCTGTAGAGCATCCGCTCGTGTTCAGACCGATACTCGACCATCCGCTCGGTGATCTCGTAGTTCATATCGGCCTTGACGCGCTGCGCTGCCTCGATCTTCTCTTTATTCTCGCTGCCGAGAATCTTAACTTTCACTGGTCCTGCGGCTGGAAACGTCTCAGACATGGCTTCTGCTTGGAACCGTATGGCTGATTCAGCGAGGATTGTGGAGAATACCCCACAGGCACCTTCCCACGGCTGCGTACGTTCCTCATATTTGAACCCAAGCACGTCCAGACCCTGTACGTATGAGTCCACCCAGTCCTTCCGACTGTCCATATCGGCCTCGATTAGACCCACGAGGTCGTCAGACAGCTCCTGCAGGTCACCTTCTTCCATGACGTCCGCGAGGTTAGCGTCGAAATCTGCCATGTCGCTGAGTTCGACGTCGGGAATCAGAGTGATCTCCATGTCCCCGTTCGCAAGCGTGACGGACTCTGGGTCCACAATCTCGATCTCTAGGTCAAGTTCTTGACCTTCTACTTCCATTTCTTCGTCTTCCAAACCCATTGGGGCGGAGTACATTCCTTTTTCGATAGCCATAGCCTAATCCTCAGTAGAAACCGCCCCGGCGGTGTTTAAAATATTGAACCTCTTCCGGTTCATCAGACGGGAGCCGAATAAACCCACCGTTGCGAAACCGCATCAGTGCCATCACTGTAGCATCAACGAGGTCATCATGCGACATAAACGGAAATCCAGCGATTTCCTCCACAACTTCCTCTGCCCAGCGAGTCTGTGGTACCCAACAGATACCTGATGCCACGATATCTGCAACTGAGTTTAGTCGCGCCAACTTGTCCCCTGACCCACGATGCGGTGTAAACTCCTGTACGGGCAGGCCTGTGCGGCGTAGTTCTTGGTATAGCGCCGTACCTGCACTCTTTTTCTCCACGATAAACGAGTCAGGCTCCCACTCCTGATACGCCTCCATAGACACTCGCTTCAGCTCTGGGAACTCCAAACGCTCCTTAATACTATTTAGTAGTATGATGTTGTGCGCGTTTGTCTCTTCGTTCAGGAACACACCCCAAACTGTTATGGCAGTAAAGTCAGCACGGTTATGGGTTTCTGCCGCAGCATCGAGCGTCATGATAATATACTCGCAGCGGGGTGGGTCTTCCCACTCCCATGACTGCCACCACTCCCGCTTGATAAGCGCAGCCTCCTCGGCTGTGGGTTGCTGCTGAAACTGCGCGTTCCACTGAAACACAGGCATCGACGCCTTGGTACGCTCCAGCGCCACCATGTCAAAGAACTCAGGCCATAGCGGCTTCTGCTCTACCTTCTTGGTCTTCTTGTTCGTGACTTCCAAGATAGCTGGAAACTCAACGACCTCGTACTGGTCCGACTTGTCGTTCTTCGCCATGTCACGTGTTACACGGCCTGTCAGGTCATCTAGGTGCCATCTGGTCTGCACGATAGCTACCCGGCCTCCGGGCATCAGACGCGTACGCGCACCGAAGGTGAACCACTCGTACGCCCGTTCAAACACCTCGAAGTTACCGCTCAGCACGTCTTGTTCCGAGTGCGGGTCATCCACCAGCAGCAAGTCAGCACCGCGCCCCGCGATTGACGACCCGATACCACAGGCGAAGTACTCCCCCTTATGGTTGGTGTTCCAACGCCCCGCAGACTTCGAGTCGATCGCAAGAGATACTGTGGGGAACACAGCTTTGTAGGCATCGGTGGAGATCAAGTTACGGACCTTACGACCGAAGTCTACCGCCAGATCAGTGGTGTGCGATACCATCATGACCTTCTTGTCCGGGTTACGCCCCAAGAACCACGCAGGGTAGAAGATAGACACGAGCTGCGACTTACCATGACGTGGTGGCATGTTAACACAGATACGGTCTTTGTCTCCGCGCTCGATAGCCATGAGCATATTAGCAAGGATGCGGTGGTGGCGTCCTACAATATAGTTAGGGTCCATCTTCTTGCAGAACCCCAGCAGGTCGTCGTACGCGGTCTGATTAGCCTTCCGGCTCGCTAGCTCGTCCACCATCTGGTCAATTTCGGCAATTTCTTCTGGCGACAGATCATCTAGGTTGGCGAGCAACGCCTCGATCTCTGCGTCGTCTATGTCGACCATCTTATTCATCGTCGAAGCCAAGCTCCTTATCGACGTCGATGGTCTGGCCCTCTATCAGAACTGCATCTTCTATAGGTGCTTCGGCGTGGGCACGGGTAAGTTTTTGAAGTTTACTCCGTAGCTTCTCTTTAAGGTCGTCGGTCGTCTGGTGAGTGATCGTCACCTCAGACTTCTCAACAAATAGCCCCACGTCGCTGATCTTACCGAGCAGTTCCAGTGCCTTCAGACGCACCCGAGGGTCCGGGTTCTCCGTCTCGGTGACAAGTTTATTAGTGACCAAATGCCTAACAGTCACTGCGGAGTCCACGACGCTACGGCCCCACTCGGACAATATGTTGTTTGTCTCGCGTAGCACCGCAGGGGTTAATTGCGCAGCGCGTTTAGTTGTTACGGTGTTTGATGTCTTATCAGGATTGGCGGCGTAGGACACGGCGAGGGCTGCAGCCACTTCTTTATCTTCGGAGGTGAGGTCTACATCGAGGCCATGGTCAGATAACAACGCAACAGTCTTCGCGCACGCAGCCGCGCGGTCCTTTAAGTCAAGTTTTGGTGCTCGTTTACTTAACGGCACCCCTGTCTCAGGCGTTATATACAATGTCATCTCTTATCGCAGGCTGTTGGCCGATAACACGAGTGTAGTTGTTAAAGTATGATTTCGCAAGACTCCGTAGCGCACCGAAATTTTTTTGCATGGGGGACTTATTTTTTGTACGGGGGGTGTTCCCTGTGAGCGCCGCCGGAAGTGGCGGGGTAGAAAAAGGCTAAGTACTTGTTTTTATTAGTAGCTTACTGTGCCTGAGAGTTTTGAGAGCTATTTATTCTTCTGGATTAGTATTACATAGGAAGTACAGGAATCCTAAGCTGTGAAGCGCGGGGTGGGGGCGGGGTACCCTTTTCATATCGGCGTTTTGGTAGGGAACCTATCGCGCGTTATCAGGTGATGCGTTACGTTATCAACCGTTATTATCTGGGCGTTATCTCTTGTTAGTGACGCACTAACACGTTATATCTTATTCATCGGCAGCCAATACCGGCTCCGATATAACCTGACATCGAAAGGAAACATCATGTCAAACATTACACTGTCAACCGTTATCGCAAACGCAATCACCGAAACAGTATCGCTTTCGGGCAAGGCGGACCGCAAGCTAGGTTCTACCATTGATTTGTTAGTGTCTGAAGGTATGCGATCCACTGATTTCATATCGCCTAAGTCGGAGGCGTCGACTGCATCGCCCGAGCAATTCGAAGCGATCAATACCGCGATCGTCGCGGGCTTTACCAATGCCGCGCAGCAATTGCTGGCCAAGCCAACCAAGTCGCTCGAAGATTCGGACAAAGCGGAGAAGCGGTATTGGCAGCAGCAGATCGGCGCTAAGCGCAACGACTTCAAGCGTGGCCTCGAGAAGCGCGAAGGCGCGGATGAAAGCCGCACGCCGCGACAACCAAAGTCGCCAGTCGAGAAACTGCGCGCTGCGCTCGAGACTGTTGAGAAAGTCGTGCAAGGGCACGACGCGTGGGACTTCGACGCTGCCGACTTCCAGACTGCGCTACGCAGCCTGAATCGTCTGGTCAAATGATCCGCGACATCATTGGAGTGGTGGCGATCTTCGCCACCCTCTACATCCTATTGTTTATTACCCCGTGATCTTGGCCCAACCGCTTCGGTGGTTGGGCCTTTTTTTGTGTCTCCCGTTTGGTGGTTTTTGTTAGTGACACACTAACATTTGATGCCA